GACCCTCTCCAAGACATCATGGACGGTATGAGCAACGAAGAGCAGGCTGTCTTCATGAAGTGGCTGAAAGGCATGGTGAAATCCCATGACGTAAGCTTCATTCTGATTAACCACGTTCGTAAGAGCGCTGGTGGTGGCAAGCAAAACTCGGCTGGTGCTGACCTGTTTGAAGAGGACTTCCAAGGTAGTTCTGCTATCTTTAAGTCTGCTGCGTGTAACCTGTTGTTCACACGTAACAAGGAAGCTGAGAACGAGATTGAGCGGAACATCACAAGCATGAAGATGACCAAGTGTCGTTGGACTGGTAACACATCTCCAAACGCTGGGAAGTACTACTACGATAACGCGACTCACACGGTTCACGATCTGGAAGACTACCTTGATCGTAACCCAGACAAGCGTCAAGAGTACGAAATGCGTGGTGAAGATGGCGACAGCCAAGGCAGCTACGAACCGAAGTATTAAGTAGGTTGACAGGGGGATCATGCTTAGGTATGATCCCTTTCGTCGTTTTAAGGAGAGTACAAATGAAACAAATCATTAACTGGAATCTGGCGTCTGTCTGCGACTTTGAAGCAGATGGCTTGCTCGATACCGTGACCACAATGCACGTCATGTCTTACAAGATGAAGAGCCCAAAGCTAGAAGGGGCATTCATTGAGGCGACTGTTCGCCGGGATAAGGTTGACCGCTCTGGCCGTGACTACAAAGCTCAAGTTGTAGCTTTCTTCAAATATCATATTGACAACAGCATCCCAGTTGTGATGCACAACGGTATTGGCTACGACGCCAAGCTGGTCAAGATGTTGTTGGCTGCTGAGTTGGAAGCTGCTGGAGTTGACCTTGATAAGTTGATGGTGATTGACACCTTAGCTCTGTCGTGGTACTTGAGTCCTGATCGTAACGTACACGGTCTGGACAGCTTCTTCGATGACTACGGCATTGCAAAACCAGTGATTGATAGCTGGGAACAGGGCGAAGACGAATCGCTTGAAGAGTTCCTTGATCGAATGGAACACCGTTGTACAGAAGACGTTAAGATCAACGTTGCTCTGTGGGAAGACCACAAAGAACGTCTGGTTGATATGTACAGAATCGCACAGGGTTTGATTGATAACGGTCAAGAAATCCGTGACAAGAAGGGCAACCTTGAGAAAGTGTTGAACGTTGGTGGCACTCGCATCAGCCCTGATGAGTGGATTCCGATTGACGATATGATTGGGCGCTCTGTGGATTCTGCAATCGACAGTATCCTCACCTTCTTGATGTTCAAGATGGATTGTGTGGCACTTCAGGAGGATACTCGCTGGGAAGTTGACGTTGAGCATTGCCGAGTATCCCTTGAGAAGTTGGAAGCGATTGTACTGGAAGCACGTCAAGGCTTGATCGAAGTCATGCCGATGGTTCCAAAATATGTCAAGAAGACTGAGCCAAAGGCCGACCCATTCAAGAAGAACGGCGAGCGTAACAGCCACTGGGTACGCTGGGATGAAACCATGCGTCAGCTTGAGTCTGGTGAGGTTGATCCTGAGACTGGCAAACCACTGGTGTACATCAACTCAGAAGACGAACCAGTTGAAGGCAAGCAAGCTTATCGCGTATGGAATAAGAACGAAGAGCCAAATCCGGGTAGCCCTGCACAGGTTAAGGACTTCTTGTTCTCGAAAGGTTGGGTTCCTCAGTCCTTCAAGTACGAGAAAGACGAAGTTGCGTTTGACGCTTGGATCGCAAACAAGCCACAAGGCAAGGCCAACCATCGCCAGTGGGAACACTGGAAGAACAGCCGACCTGAAGAACGTGCAATCCCACAAATCTCGGTTGGTGGTGACGATGGTAAAGAGCTGTGCCACTCTCTAATTGATCTGGCTGAAGAAGTGCCAGCGATTAAGGTTTACGCACACTACAAGGTTGCTGAGAACCGCCGTAACGTGTTGAAGGGTTTCTTTCGTGACATGGTTGACGGTAAGTGGTTGAAAGCTCGCATTGGTGGGTTTACAAATACCTTGCGTGTTAAGCACCGTGAACTGGTAAACCTTCCGGGTGTTGATAAGCCTTATGGTTATGACATTCGTGGGAGCTTGATTGCAGGCATCAAAAAGATTCTGGCTGGCTCTGACATGTCTTCGCTGGAAGACCGTGTAAAGCACCACTTTATGCTGCCACATGACCCTGCTTACGTTGCTACAATGCAGGCTGACGGCTTCGACCCGCACATCCTCATGGCATTGACAGCTATGATGATTACGCAGTCTGAGTTTGATGCGTTTATGGCTGACCCGAAAGGTAGTCATCCACCTCACGTGAAGAAAGGTCGTAAGGACGGTAAGACCACAAACTATGCTTCCGTGTATAACGCGGGTGCTGCTAAGATCGCACAGGCCGCTGGTCAGAGCCTTGAGACAGGTAAGAAGCTACACACGGCCTACTGGGAACTGAACTGGTCTGTGAAGGCCATTGCAGAAGAGCAGGTGGTGTTTAAAGACAGCCGTGGCAACAAGTGGCTGATCAACCCTGTAAATGGGTTCTGCTACAGCTTGCGTTCTGAGGCTGACCGTTTCTCGACTCTGGCTCAAGGCACAGGATCGTACTTCTTCGATATGTGGGTTGATAATATCCTTACAGCGATGGTAGAAATGTTTGGTCGTAAGACTCTGACAGGATCGTTCCACGACGAATGTATTATCTGCTTGGGTGACAGTGAGAAGAACCGTGCGGCAATCTCTAAGATCATTGAGGATGCTGTGGAGAAGGTAAACAAGGACTACAACCTTCGCCGTAAGCTTGGCTGCCAAACACAATTTGGTGATCGTTACAGCGATATTCACTAATAGGGGTTGACACGGGGCATGGAAGCCCCTACAATTCACCACATCGAAACGAACTAGAGGAAACAAAAATGCTCAAGAAAATCTTGATGGCAACCGCACTGGCAACAGCTTTACTATTGACTGGTTGTGACAATGATGCTAACATGGCATCTCGTAACCTGAGTCAGGCTGCTGACAACTTCCAAATCACACGGCGGATTGTGTTTGTGAACGGTATGACCGACACCTACCTGCTGTCGATTGAAGGTCGCTGCTCTTTCGATGTGAGCAATGCACGAAAGCTTGACGTGACCTGTAAGACTGGCCCTGCCAGCTACAAGAAGCACTCGCTTGGCCTGTCTGACAACGTGACGTTCTTCTCTGAGCAACTGGAAGAAGCTAACGTAAGCGTGTATCGTTACAAGGTGGTATTCAAACCATCGGCAATTCTGCCAGATATTGATGTAAAACTCGGCTTGTAATAAATCAATTTAAAGGAGAAACACAATGACTCAACGTAACGAACCAACTGTTGGCACCTCGGCTTTCGACTTCACTGGTATGTTTGCCAAGAAAGCTGGCAAAACTCCAGAGCAACTGATGAATGACGCTCTGGCGGGCTTCACTCAGGCTCAAGCCAATCTGGAAACTGCTCAGGCTGAAATTGCCAAGCAAACCGCAGAGCACGAAGCTGAAATCGAGAAGCGTCAACGCTTGCTGGAATCGGCTAAAGAGTCTCACTCCCGTCTGGGTCGTGTCGCTGAACGTTTCAAAGAATTGCTGGCGTGAGCCTGTATAGGGTTCTAAAGAAAGACAGCTATCATATGTACGCTCTGGGAGAAATCATAGAGCGTATTAGCTCAGCGGAGATTCTTGGGACATACTTGTACAAGAATGAACGTGGTATTATGCAAAGAGTCGCTGATGATCAAGTTGAGTTAATCAGCGATGAACTGCTTGACACTGACGAAAAAGCGTTGTAAGATACGCATTCAATATACGAAGGAGGATTCAAATGGCTTTAGTTTCTAAAGGTGTTGTTGTCAAGGTTCATACCGCAAAGACTTACGACCACTCGTTCAAAGCGGGCGCTCTCGCTACTTCTGAAGGCGTTGACTTCGGTACTCATCACCGTGGTACTTGGTCGCTGTTCCGTAACGAAGAAGGCGAAACCCAGTATCTGCTTCCTGAGCACTACGATCTTGTTGAAGCTCCAAAGGCTGTCGAGAAGAAAGTGGTTGTCGAAGCTCCAGCCGTTAAGGCTCCAGTGATCGTTGAAGAAGCTGATGAAGCTTCGGACGAAACCCTGCCAAGCAAAGTTATCTACGGCGTTCTGAACGCTGATGACGACATCTATGCCTCTACAGCAGATCGTGATTTTGCACGTGAGTTGAAGTCGGCACTCGGTGGTAAGCGTAAAGGTGTTCGCATCTTCCAATACGCTGCTGTCAAAGAAATTCGCTAATCGACGGGTTAGCGTTCATCGGGGTCAAGTGGCCCCACATCGCCCAATAGTGGGTTTTAAGATAGGAGATATACATGACAGGCTTTACTTTCGTAACAACTACCACTACTCAAACCGCTGGCGGACAAAAGCGTGAAGTTGACTGGGATGGCTTGAATAGCCACGTCATTGAAATGGCAAAGACCCAAGACAAACCACGTTCTGTACCGGGCGTAATTTCGGGTATCATCGACCTCGGTGAGCAAAACCTTGACGACGCTGAACAAGTGTTCCTTGGTGATGCTGCTGCTGAAGAAGCTGCAAAGGCTGAAAAGCC